CGAAGAAACTGGTGAAATGGTACCTATGTACTTAGTAACTGATTTCGGTCGTGATAGAGAAGAAGAGATTCTCAAAGGTTGGGATGAAATATTCCAGCAGAACAAAGATGGATTAATCGATGCTGTTCTTGCGGATGAGGAAAAGAATAGAAGTAAATATGGTCCTCGTAGCTTCCAGAAACCTTGGGTTGATAGAAGAGATGATTTCTATAGATACTTTGAGTGTCACAAACTTTCACCTCGTGACAAATCGCTTTTAATTTCAGAAGTTGCAAATTCAGATTCTCATTTGGAGTTAAGACCTACTTCTCTAGCGGTTGCAATTGAGAAACTGAAGAACAACACTGCTTCAGGTCTTCCTGACAAGAAGCAAAAGTCAGTTTGGAAACAAGAGGCTCTTGCTAACCTTAACATTGTTGAAGAACAATATGGTAAGTGGCCTTGCCAACTTTTCACTCGTACGCAAGAAGGGAATAAGACAAGAACAGTCTGGGGGTATCCTTCTGCTGACGTAGCAAAAGAACAACAATTTTATATACCACTGTTAGCTGCTCAACAAAAGAAAGTGTGGCGTGCTGCAATCAATACACCTGACGATATTGATTTAGGAGTTACAGCTATTATTGATCATAGCTTAGCAACAGGAAAGAGTATAGTAAGCATGGACTTTAAGCAATACGATGCATCTGTATCACCTGATCTTCAGGAAGCTGCATTTAATTATATTAAAATGGCATTTCAAGCTAAGTACGCAGCTGAAATTGATATTATTGCTCAAAGATTCGGCAACATCCCAATCGTGTGTCCGGATGGTATAATTAGCAAGCCGCATGGTGTACCTTCTGGTTCGACTTTCACGAATGAGGTTGACTCAATTGTTCAGTATTTAATTGCCAAATCTTCTAAAGTAATTGAAGATAAATACTCACAAATTCAGGGTGACGATGGTTTATATTCAACTCATGATCCTGATACTTTATTTAAAACATTTGAGCATTTTGGTTTAACAATTAGTGACACAAAAGGTATGACGTCTAATGATACAGCGACATATCTACAGCGTATTTATCACCCAGTTTACCGTTTACCTAATGGTATTATTGGTGGGGTTTATTCAACTTATAGAGCCATCTTGAGGCTGGTTTACCCTGAAAGACGTGTTAATTTGGATAAAGTTGGTATGTCTACTGGAAAATATTATACGATTAGAGCAATCCAGATACTTGAGAACTGTAAATATCACCCTTTACATCGTAAGTTAGTTGAGTATGTGGTTACTATGGATAGAGATGGTTTAGTTATTGACAGTAACTTCGTTGAAGATTTACGTAAATTTGACGCAGCTAATCCCGGTTTCTTTAAACAACAATACGGTGAGAGGCTGTCTGGTTGGGAGGACTTTGAGACAGTTAAAATAATCAGAGAGCTTAC